TTAGTATAAGGATAAGTCGGATAGTGCCAATAGCGGTCAATAAAGACCTTCTCGGTAATTGCTATGCCATCAATCTCCTTAACCCGCGCCCTGATGCGCTTCCATTGGTCCTTGTTTGGCGTACCGCTCATGTTCTCGGTAAAGCCCTCGAACCACGCCTTAAACTCCTGAAGTGTCATATCAATCTCCCTATTTCCTCGGTGGTCTGCGGTCTAATTTGCCGTGGTCGAAATCTGGATATGGCGAGCCATGGCCGTCAGTCCATTTTTTACCAACATCGTTATGGTCGCCAACTTTATCGTCGTGGAACTGAGGCTTTTGTTCGTCGGGTGCCGGTGATACCGGACCACTCGCTGGAGTCTGCACATTGGACCCATACCGTGCCTTGGCCGTCTCCAGGCCCCACTTCTCGACATACTTTATCTTTCTCATGACGGCTTTCTTCCTTCATCCTCGGTCATACAGTCAACAAACATCTTGGCGACTATTGCCATATCTTCCTTCGAAGCCTTCTGGCGCGGAATAATATCTAACGTGCCATCGGGATTTTCTACCAAGTCATACTGTTTTGGCTTGGACTTGCGTTTCATGATTTAATCCTTCTTAGCAGGTTTTTTAACGCTCGCCAATTGTTTAGCGGCCTGTAGCTTGGCCTCGTGCAATTCCTTGGCATGCTGAGTCTTCATTTCATGCGCTTCTGCTTCCCGCGACAACTTCAGTTGATGTTCATGAGTTTCGCGTTGGCGCGCTAGCTCCCACTCCTGCTGGTCGCGCCGCATCGCGGCTTCGTGGTTCTGCCGTTCCATGGCCATCTCGGTAGCCGACTTGATTAGGCCACCACGCAACTCATGCTGTGCCTGTAGCGCGTCAACCTGCATATCCTGGCCCGCCTTAGCGCGGTCTACCGCCATCTCCTGCGCCGCCTGCTGCCCACTGATTTGCATGTCATGGGCATGGATAATCATTTCCTTGTTCAGATTCATCTGGGCAATCTTTTCTTTCGATTGCCGGTCGGCCGCGCTATCCTGAATCTTGGCCTGCTCGGACTGCGCCTTCTGCTGGATGGCCTCCATCCTTGGGTCAGGCGGTTGCGGTGCCGGCGTCGGCGCGAACAACCCCTGCGGGTCGATATCAGCGATGCGAAATACCCGCATGTCAACAGCGGTAGCATCGTAAAGGTTGGGATTCAGTCCCTGCAAGGTCTTGATGATTTGCGCTTTGGCCGCCCGGTGGAGCGAAGTGGGATTATTGGGATCAGCCACTGGGACCAGTTCGCAGTTATTAAGTGCCTGGATGAACTGGTCTTTCTTCCATTGCACAGTCGGCCGCTTATTGTAGCGCCAGAAGGCTTCCGGGTCCTCACGAAACCGCTCTTTCAAAAGCTTGAACTCTTCGGCTTGCGCTGCATGCAGTCGCTTGTGGGCGCTATCCATGACCTTGGACGCCTGCTCGATAAGCGCCAGCGTGGTGCCGACCGGGGCGTCCTGCTTGCCCTCGCCGACTTGGATATTGGCCGTCGAGCCGAGCCGGCGGCCGTCTTCCTCAATATGAGAAATGAACTGCGAAAATCCCGCGCCGGGCTCCTTGTACGGCAGCGGCATAATGGCGTCTTTAATGCTGGCCTGTGCGCCAACATCAATGCCTACTCCGGTACCCGGAGCAACCCGAAAGGTGTTAGTATTCTGACGCCCAAGTCCTTTTGCGTATAGGAATCCGGGGAAGTTACCGAACATTCCGGCATCGAGCATAAGTCGCCAAGCCGCCGTGAGAGCATTCGTGGTATTGCCAAGCAGGTGGATATACCCAAGTCCGTAGAATCCAAGTCCTCGGATAAGCGGGAACTGGACGAAGTATTGCTTGGCGTTGGCTTCGTCATCGTCCTCATCCCAATTGCGGCGGATATCCAGAATCTTCCTTGAGTCTTTCTCGATAGTCACGCGATACGGCAGCGGCAACTCTTTGCCCTTGAACTTCTTTGGCGCGAACTTCTCAATGTCACATTCACAGTAAACTTCGTAAACAGTGTAGTCGGTGTCCTCCGGCCGCTGATAGTTCTGGCGGTGGCCGGATAGGTCTTCCTTCTTCTTGTCTACGACAGTCGGTGCCCCCCGCTGCGGCATCGGAAGTTCAACATCGCGATAGGCACCGGCAATCTGCATGCGCTTGAGTGTGGCCCGACGCATCTTGATGCGGTGGGTGACCCGGCCGCAGTTGCGCAAATCAGTAGCCGCATTGGAAACAATCAAGTCCTCGGCATCGACGCTTTCGGATACCGGGCGGCGACGCAGCGGGCAATTAAAGACCTTCTTAAAGCCATCGCCGCCAAAGCCGACGTAGAACAACATGCGGTCAGTATCGGGAACAAACTCGGTGGCCGTCGAAGTCAGATAATGATTCATATCCTTTTCGAGCGCCTGACCAAGCTCGTCTACGCTCTGAAGGCTCTCGGCTAGTTGCTGGGTAGCCGAAGTGTCCTGGTTGATGTTGGCCGGCGGCATTGGCGAATCGTTGCGGACTTTAACTGGTCCGGCAGCGGGTAGCAGTTCCGCTCTTGCAGTCGCCTGAAATGAAACTGTTGCCTCAAGCAATAGCGGATGGCGGACCACCGCCATACCCTCCAGCGGGGCCGAACTCGTACCTGCATCGGTGCGTGGCTTTTCTAGTTTGAGGCCAAGAAGGGTAATGCCGAGCGCGCGAGTATCCAGCCATTCCTTGCGGGACTGTTCGTCGCGGTCAATGCCATCTAGGATTTCGGTAGCGATAGTCGATAACTCGCCCTCGTCCATCTCGAAGGCAAGATTGCGGTTGAAGTCGCCGCCGGGGTCTACTTCTTTCCTGTCGGGATTGAAGTCGATAGTGGTCGAACCGTCAGCATTGTTGACTTTTATCGCTCCATCCTCGAACGATACGTCAGGGTCTTGTTCCTGATTAGTTCTCTCGAACGGTGTCGGGAAATGAATGACCTGCGGAAGCGGGTCATCCAGCGGCCGACTATCAGTGCGTTCAGCCACGTTTTAGACCTCGTAGAGCGGGCGTGGGCGGCTACTATAGGTTAATTCTTCCCGGCGCGCTAGTTCACTCTCCTCCCGACGAAGGGCGAACCCGGTGTCACGCAGATAGCGGATGCCCATCGAAACGCAGTCCACCAGATCGTCATGCGCGCCGCGCGGGAAGACCGAGACTTGGTTAATCACCATATCAGCCCACGCCTTGTCTGGCGCATACACCATCTTGTCGGCAAAGATATGCTGGATAGAGTGAACCCTAGCTATCTTGTCGCCCCACATCCTTGGGTCGATAGTTTCGATACCGAACTTTCCCGTCGCCCCCAGCATGCGGTGTAGCTCCTGGGCTACCGACAACCCACTGGCCTTGCCCTCAATCAACAACCGGTCAATTGGGAACCGAGGATGCGGCAACGGGCTTGGCGACGGCACACAGGTATCGATAACCTTCTGAACCAAGTCATAGAACTCAAGCCGCTCCTGCCAAGCGTACATCATCATAATCTTGGGGTTGCCTTCGACCGGCTTTGCAACCTGCCCGCCCTTGGCCATCCTCGACATCCATAGCGCCTCGGTGGCTATGTCGGGAATAATACTATCGTCCCTGAATACCCCGAATATCACCAAGGCGCTGGCATCGTTCTCCTTTTTCTCGGTATAGGCGGTGTCAAGAGCAGCCAAGATATACTCGAATGTAGGAAACTTTTCCTGCTCCCAAAGCTGCCAGAAGTCGCGTTTGATGATAGCGCCGCCGCGCGGCTCGGGGGATTGAAGGTATTGCCCCGCCCATGCGTATGGACCCTTATCCCTTTCCAATTCCTGGGCTATTTCCTCTGGAAAGCGGTTAGGCCAAGCCAAGTCCTCGCCACTTTCGGCCCGGGGGTCCGACCAGCCCAGCATGGTCGTGCAGTGGCGAGCGGCATCGTACCTCATAGGTATCATAAGGTGTGTGTAGCCCATCTCTCTACTTATGGCTGTACCGCTGACATCTTCCTCATGGGTCCGTTGCTGGATAACCACAATAGCGCTTTCCGCCTGATTATTAAGGCGGTCGGGAATAATCTCGGTAAACCAAAGGTTAATGTTATAGCGAATGGCCTCCGATTCCATGTCAACGGGGTTGTTCGGGTCGTCAATGATTACCCGGTCGGCCCGCTCTCCAGTGCCGATACCAGCCACCGAGGTAGCCAGCTTCCAACCGGTCTGGTCATTGGCGAACTTAATCTTGGTAAACTGCTCATTTGAAATGGCGAACTGTTTGCCCCAAAGACGTTTGTAGCGGTCACTGATAACGATGTTGCGGCAACGCATGTTGTCGCGCTCTGTCAAGTGATTCGAGTAGGCGGCGCACATATAGCGCAGCCACGGCCTCTTGCGTGGCCCCCACTCCCAAGCAGGCCAAAACACGTCCGTCATCAATGACTTGGTAAA